ATTCAAGAAACTATGACAAGCAAAGGTAGAATATTTGTAGCATCTAGGCAAACTAGAGGCTTATCTACTGAGGGTACAGGCGGACAGGCTTATACCGAATTTTAATTATGACTTTAGTAAACGCAAGAGCAGCATTTGAAAAAGCAGTTACAGACGCAGTTTCGGACTTAGATCCAACTGTTTCTATGGTTTATGACAATGTTACTTTTGTAACTCCTGGTAAAGCAAAAAAATATATTGTTATGAATGTTAATTTTGCTCAAGCTACATTACAAAATCAAGGAGCATCAACAGATTACTATTCGGGTGTTGTTCAGTGCAATGTTTACGTCCCAAAGAGTAAGGGTACTTCTGTTTTATCTGCTATAAGTGAAGCTGTTATTGATGGTTTAACTTCTGTAAATGCTTCGGGATATACAGATACTTTTAGTGTAAAACCAAGAGTACAAGATATAAACGGGCCTACAATGCTTGAAATTGAAGATAGAAGTCATTTTGTTGGTGTAATATCTTGCCAATTCTCAGCCAATGCCTAGTATAATAAAGTAGCAATACTTTTTTTATGACAAGAGCAGTTGATCTTTTAAAAACCAATTTTGGTGTTTCACAGTTATATACACATGATGTTGTAAAAGATGGAAAAACTCTTTTTACTGTATATTGGCATCCACTTACACTTGCTGAAAGAGAAACAATCGTAAAACAAGCAGGTGGTAATTTGATTGATAATTTTAATGATTATTCACTTCAGTTAATGATTACAAAAGCACTCGATAAAGATGGAAGCAGACTTTTTCAAGACGGAGATAAGGCAAGTCTTAGAAGAGAAATAGAAGCCTCAGTATTAGAACAAATACAGGTAGCGATGATAAATGCAGGAGAGAAGGGGGTGGATGAGGCTAAAGCCGATTTAAAAAGCGAGTAATGATTGGAAATTTATTTACACATTAGCTAAAGCCTTACATAAAACAGTTGCAGAGATATGTCGAGAGATGACAAAAGAAGAAATGATAGGTTGGGCTGCTTTTTTTGAACTTGAACATGAAGAGTATGAAAAAGATCAAAAGCGGGCACAAGCAAATAGTGCTTTGAAAGCAAAAAGAGGTAGAATAAGATAAATGTTTTTTATTTTTATAAAAAGTGGCAAATTATGATGTCAATTTAGATGTAAAAGTAAGAGCACAGCAGCTTAGAAGTTTTAATAACGATTTAATAAAAACAAATAAAGCAGTTAGAGCTACAAGTGATGGTTTATTACAGATTGAAAAAGGCATAGCAAAGGGAGTAACACCAAGTTTATCTAATTTAAATAGAGTCTTAAGTAATGCAAGAAGTAATTTTAATCAAGCAGCTAGAGGTACTTTTAGTTATGGGAAATCATTAATACAACTTGCACAAGCTGAAAAAGCATTACGGGAAGAACAATCCAAATCAACATTTGATCTTAACCAAGCAAGAAAAAAAGCAAATAAAACAGAAAGAGATGCTGAAGCTGCAAGATTAAGACGATTAAGAGAGGAAAGAAGGTTAAGAAAACAAATTAATCAAGAGCAAGCCATATTTTTAGCAGGACAATCACAAGCTGTTACAACTCAAAGTTTTTTACCTGGTGGTAATTTTGGAATTGCAGGTGGTCAGATAGGACCAAGACAAGGTTTACCAAGTAGATTAGGATTTGGTGCTCAAGCACAAGGAGGGCCTTTTGCTATGCCAGGTGGTGCGATGGGTAGATTAAAAGGTGGTGTTGGTAGTGCATTAATTGGTGGAGGTTTTCCTGCATTATTTGGAGCTGGTGGTTTAAGTTCTGTTCTTGGTGGTTTAGCTGGTGGCGTTGGAGGAGCACTCGCACCAGGGGGTGGTTTTGCTGCTTCTATCTTTGCAACTGCTATTGCTGCTCAAATAACTAAAGCACAAGAATTTGATAAAGCTATAAAAAAATTAAACAAGTCAATAGCAGCTACAGGTAATCAATCTCAATTCACAGCAAGTCAGATAAAAGAATTTGCTAAATCAATGGACATGACAAAAGAAGAAGCACTAGAAGCATTAAAGGCATTTGAACAATTCGGTGCTGCTGCTCGTGTTTCGTTATTAAAAGTATTTGGAGATGAAGCTACTTTTGGTATGCTTGCCAATTTAAAAGATAATGCTGCGATATTAAGTCAGATGGATCAAATTACAAAAAATTTAGGATTTGAACAGGCAGGACTCGTTTTAGAGATTTTAAAGACACAAGGAGCAAGAGCAGCAGAGAATAAAATTTTAGAATTAACAATTAAAAAAAATAAAGAACTTAATATGCAAATCAAAGAACGGGTAGGAGCAGAAGGTCGTTTAAGACAAATAAGAAAACAGCAAAGAGCAGAAGAAGAATTAAAAGTACAAAAAGATATTCAAGATGCAAAAACTCTTTTAGATTTACAAATAAGAAGAACAGAGGAAGAAAGAAAACAAGCAGTAATAAAAGCTCCTGTAGATGAATTAAATAAATTATTAGATCCTTTATATCAAGTTGATGCACTTGGTAAAAGTATTGGTGCAAGTTTTTCTGAATCTTTCAAAGGGATTGTCACTGGCTCGATGACTGCTCAAGGTGCTTTAAGGAATTTATTTAGCAGAACAGCAGATCATTTCTTAGATATGGCTGCACAAATGTTAGCTGCACAAATAAGATCGGGTATTTTTGGTTTGTTTAGTAATTTCCTTACTCCTGCCCTTACTACAACACCTTTTAATCCAGCACCAGGGACTTTTGGTACAAATATTCCTAGTGGTACGAACTTGCCATCAGGTTCTTTTAATGTAACTCCAAGACCAAGATTAAATAGAGGAGTTGGTCTTAGAGCAGGTGGTGGGCCAGTGATGGCAGGAGGAAGTTATATCGTAGGAGAACGTGGTCCTGAAATGTTTAGTCCAGGCGTGTCAGGAATGATTACACCAAATCATGCTCTTGGTGGTTCTACAAATATAGTAGTAAATGTAGATGCTTCTGGTTCTAACGTAGAAGGAGATGAAGATGAAGGTAGAGCATTAGGTCTTGCATTATCAGCAGCTATAGAGACAGAATTAATTAAACAGAAAAGACCTGGAGGTTTACTTGCATAATGGCTACTTTCCCATCAATCACACCAACATACGGACAGCAGAAAAGATCCGCACCAAATACTAGAACTGTTCGTTTTGCTGATGGTTATGAACACAGGATATTATTTGGACTTGCTGCCCATCAAAATCCTAAGATATTTAATCTTACCTTCAACGTATCAGAAACAGATGCAGATACCATAGAAGGATTTCTTGATAGTAGAGCAAATGATAGTGCCAGCTTTACTTTTACTCCACCAGGAGAAGGTTTTACAAAAACAGGAACTTACTCTCAATCAGGAACTACAGTAACAATTACAATCACAAGTCATGGTGTAGCTGTAGGAGATGAACTTACTATTGATTACACTTCTGGATCGGCAACTGATGGTACATTTCTTGTCGCTTCGGTTACTGATTCAGATGTCTTTACTGTTACTGCTGCTGCCAGTGCTACCAACAGTGGGAATGTTTCGATTACTTTATCTGGTGCTGGTCAATATGTTTGCGAGAACTGGAATAAATCTATACCATATAACAATAGAGCAACAATTCAAGCAACATTTAGAGAGGTGTTTGAACCATGAGCAGTTCTGCTATTGTTAGCAATCTTCAGAATACAAACCCGTCAGCAATAATTGAACTTTTTACCTTACAACTTGATAATAGTTTGCATGGTGCTACCACTATTTACAGGTTTCATGCAGGTAGTAGTCTTAAAGATAATGGTGAAATAGTCTGGGCTGGTAATACTTACCAAAGATTTCCTATAAAGGCAGAAGGTTTTGCTTTTCAAAAAGGGCAGCTTCCAAGACCTACATTAACAATAAGTAATGCGTTAGGGACTATAACTGCTATTTTATTAAGTGTTAATGAGACAACAACTGGAAATGATCTTACGGGTGCAACTGTTACTCGTATTAGAACTCTTGCTAAATTTCTAGATGCTGTGAATTTCCCCAGTAATGTAAATCCTTATGGAACGCCAGATCCTACAGCAGAGTTTCCACAGGAAATCTATTCTATTGATAGAAAAGCTAATGAAAATAGAGAAGTAGTTGTTTTTGAACTTGCTTCAGTTCTTGATCTTGCTGGAATAAGAGTACCAAAACGTCAATGTACTCGTGCTGAGTTCCCGTCTATCGGTACAGTAAGCGGATGAATTGGAAAGAAGCTGCACTTGCTCATGCAAAAGATCAAGATCCTAAAGAGTCTTGCGGATTGTTATTAAATATTCGAGGAAAAGAAAGATACTATCCTTGTCGTAATCTTTCCATGACAGATCACCAATGTTTTATTCTCGATCCAGAAGATTATGTAAAAGCAGATAATACGGGGGATATTACAGCTATTATTCATAGTCATCCTGTAACGCCTCCTGTAGCTAGTCAAGCAGATCAAATCAGTTGTGAACAAAGTAATCTTCCTTGGCACATTGTTAATCCAAAAACAGAGCAATGGGGATATTGTGAACCATGTGGTTATAAACCACCTTTATTAGGTCGACCTTGGGTTTGGGGAATTACTGATTGCTGGTCATTAGTAAGAGATTGGTATAAAGAAGAAAAAGGTATTGAATTAAGAGATTGGGAAAGACCTGTAACTCCAGAAGAGTTTATTGAAGATCCTATGTTTGAAAGATGTGCATGGCGTACAGGTTTTAGACAGTTGAGGCCAGAAGAAAAACTAGAAAATGGAGATTTATTATTTATGTCTATATTTGCAAATGGTTTAAATCACGTTGCTTTATTTTTAGATGGTGAGGTATTACATCATTTAACAGATAGACTTAGTTGTAGAGAGTCTTATTCTGAATGGTTATTAAAATGTACAGGAGGGAGGTATCGTTATGTTGCGTAAAATAAAACTATATGGAGAGCTTGCAGAATTTGTAGGTCATAAAGAATTTGAAGTGCAAGTCGATAGTCTTGCAAAAGCAGTAAGTTTTTTAATTAATAATTTTGAAGGTATAGATAAATTTATGAACCCAAAATACTATCAGGTAAAAGTTGGTAATTATGAAATATCAGAAGAGGAGATTCATTATCCAATAGGTCAAGAAGATATACATTTTATTCCTGTCATAACTGGTGCTGGAAGAGGTGCGAGAAGATTTTTAGGTGGTGCTGCTTTGATAGGACTTGCATTTGCTACAGGTGGTGCAAGTTTTAGTTTTACAAGTGGTTTAACTTTTAGTAGTTCTGTGCTTGGAGGGGCTTTTGTATCACAAGTAGCTGTTGGTATTGGTGCAAGTATGGTTTTAAGTGGTGTGAGTGAGATGTTATTTCCACTTCCTAAACCAAAAGAGTTTAGTTCAGAACAAGATCCAAGATTATCGTTTAGTTTTTCTGGAACGCAACAAACAAGTAGAGCAGGAACTCCTGTTCCAATAGTTTATGGTGAAATTTTTACAGGAAGTGTTGTAATAAGTGGAGGAATAGATACTGAACAGGTACAAGCATGACAAAAAATAATAAACCTATTGGCGGTGCTGGTGGTGGTAGACGTTCTCCTCCTCCTCCAAGACAACCCACCAGAACTCCAGATACTTTACATAGTAAGCAGTTTGCTACTTTTCTTGATCTTATTTCAGAGGGAGAAATAGAAGGTTTTGCAACAGCTTCAAAAGAAGGTTTAACAAAAGGTACTACTGCTTACACAAATGCTTCTTTAAAAGATGTTTTTTTAAATGATACTCCTGTTTTAAAAGCAACAGCAAATTCATCTAATCCAGCAACAACTGACTTTAATTTTCAAAATGTAACCTTTAATTCTCGTTTTGGTACAAGTAGTCAAACAAAAATACCTGGAATAGAAACTAGTCAATCAACAATAGCTGTGGGAAGTGTAGTTACAACAACTGCCCCCGTAACAAGACAGATTACAAATACAAATGTCGATGCAATTAAAGTTTCAATAACATTTCCACAAATACAAAAAGCAACAAATGAAGGTGATTTATTAGGTTCTTCTGTTCAATTAAAAATTGCAGTTCAATATAATTCTGGTGGTTTTACTGATGTTATATCTGACACTATTACAGGTCGCACAGCAGATCAATACCAAAAAGATTATCGGGTCAATATAACAGGGGCTTTTCCTGTAGATATTAGAGTGATAAGAGTAACAGCAGATAGCACAGATTCATCTCTTATAGACGCTTTTCAATTTACTAGTTTCACAGAAATTATTGATGAAGCATTTACCTATGATAATAGTGCATATAACTCAATAAGATTAGATTCGCAGTTATTTAGTGGCATACCAGCAAGAAAATTTAGGATAAGAGGCATAAAAGTAAGAATCCCTGGTGCAGGTGCTAGTGGGTCAGGTACTCCAACAGTAGATAGTGCTACTGGTCGTATTGTTTATCCTACTGGCTATATATTTAATGGAGTAATGGGTGCTGCGACTTACACTAACTGTCCAGCAATGTGTTTATTAGATTTACTTACTAATACTCGTTATGGGTTAGGAGATCATATTACTGACAGTACTTTAGACTTGTTTTCTTTTGTCAATGCGAGTAAATTTGCAAATACTTTAGTTGATGATGGTTTTGGTGGACAAGAAGCAAGATTTAGTTGCAATGTAAACATACAAAGTTCTGGTGAAGTTTTTGATGTGATAAATGAACTAGCAGGTGTAATGCGTTGTATGCCTATATGGTCTGCTGGTACTGTCAACATGACACAAGATAAGCCAACAGATGCAAGTTATCTTTTTAATTTATCTAACGTAGGCGAAAGTGGATTTAATTATATAGGGAGTAGTTTAAAGCAAAGACATAGTGTTGTGGCAGTTTCATATTTCAATATGGATAGTCAGGAAGTAGACGTTGAGGTTGTAGAAGATACCACTTTAATAAGTAAGATTGGTACAATCGTAAAGCAAGTAAAAGCATTTGCATGTACTTCAAGAGGACAAGCTGCCAGATTGGGTCGTGCAATACTTTTTAGCGAAGCAAATGAAACTGAGGTTTGCACATTTACTACATCTATAGATTCTGGAGTTGTTGTAAGACCAGGAGCAGTAATTGAGATACAGGATCCAGTAAGAGCAGGAGTTAGACGAGGTGGAAAATTAAAAAGTGTGACTTCAACAACTGTTGTTACCGTGGATGACACAACTGTCACTGATTTTGCGGTAGATGCAAGCGGAAATCCTGTTGGAGATGCAACTTTAGCTGTAATTTTACCTGATGGGACTTTTGAAAGTAAAACAATCTCATCTGTATCAGATGGAACTATAACTGTAAGTTCTGCTTTTTCCCAAGCTCCAAATGTAAATGCAAATTTTTTAATATCAAACTCTACGATCCAATCACAATTATTTAGAGTAATTAGTATTGAAGAACAAGACGGAATAAATTATTCAATTTCAGCTTTATCTTATGTAAATGAAAAATATGCTTTTATTGAAGATGGATCTGCTTTACCAGCAAGAAATATAAGTAAATTAAGTGAACTTTCAGATCCTCCTGTTGGTTTAGTTGCTGTTGAAAAAATAATTCCTATTAATAATCAAGCAGTTTCTAAAATAATTATTAGTTGGCAGCCTATCGTTGGTGTTATTGAATATCAGGTAAATTATCGTTTTGAAAATGGTAACTATGTAAGTGAAAAAGTATCAAGACCTGATTTTGAAATACTTAATAGTCAAAAAGGTACTTATGAAATACAGATATTTTCATACAATGTTCTTGGAGAATTATCAGCAACATCAACTGATTTAACTTTTGAAGCTGTAGGTAAGACAGCATTACCACAGGATGTTACTAATTTACTTGTTGAACCAGTATCAGATCAGTTTATAAGATTACGTTTTGATAAAGCTACAGATATTGATGTTACGCATGGTGGAAACGTAGTTGTTCGCCATAGTAACCTTACAGATGGAACGGGAACATTTACTAATTCTGTTGATATCATTCCTGCCTTACCAGGAAACGTATCTGAGACATTAGTACCAGCAGTTGATGGAGAGTATATTCTTAAGTTCAGAGATGATGGTGGCAGGTTAAGCTCTGGAGAAGCTTCAGTTGTTGTATCAACTCCTGATCCACAACCAAAATTAGCTGTTTTTGTTGATCGAGAAGATACAGATTCACCTCCCTTTAATGGTACAAAAGTTAACTGTAGTTTTGATAGTTCTCTAAATGGTTTGATTTTAGGTGGAGCAGTTTTAATAGATTCTATTTCTGATTTTGATGCTATTTCTGATTTTGATAATTTAGGAACTATCAGTGCAACCTCGGCTACTTATGATTTTGAAAATAAATTAGATTTAGGCAGCAAACAGCCTTTACGACTTACAAGACATTTTGTAACTCAAGGTTTTTATCCAAGTGATTTATTTGATGATAGAACTGCAAATATAGATACATGGACAGATTTTGATGGAGCAAAAGCCACAGATGTAAACGCAAAATTATTAGTAAGTTCAACTGACAGCGATCCAGCTACATCTGTCTCAGCTACTTATGCACAATCTGGAACGACTATAACAATAACAAAATCAGGTCATGGTTATTCTGTCGGCAGTAATGTAGAGATCACATTTTCAACTGGAAGTGCTGTAAGTGGAAATTATGAAATTATAACTGTACCAACTTCAAGCACTTTCACGGTAACAGCTTCGAGCAGTGTAACAACAAGCGGAAACTGCACTTATTCTGCTGAATTTACTAAATTTAATACTTTTGCAAACGGAACATTTATTGCTAGAGGATTTAGATTTAGATGTGAATTGTCATCAGATGACCCTGCCCAAAGTATTGAAATAGATCAGTTAGGTTATGCAGCAGAATTAGAAAGAAGAACTGAAACAGTAAATTCAGTTATTGCTTCTACGACTTCAACTAAATCTGTAACTTTTGCTAATAGTTTCTTTACGGGATCTGCTGGAACAAGTATTACTGCTGGATCTGCTTTGCCAACAATAGGAGTAACTATTGAAAATATGACGGCTGGAGATGAATTTTTTCTATCAAATATTTCTGGAACAGGATTTGATATAGATATTAAAAATGGTGGCAGTAATGTTAATAGGAATTTCAAATATACAGCCATTGGATTTGGGCGTGGTAGTTAGTATTGAATTAAGATATACTTAAATAAAAAATTGAGTTAAGCAATGGCTACACATGATTATGTTATAGACAACGCCTCGGGGAGTAGCGTGAGATCAGACCTTAATAATGTATTACAAGCAATATTGACAAATAACAGTTCTGGTTCTGCTCCTAGTACCACTGCTGCATATATGTTGTGGGCTGATACAAGTAATAGTTTATTAAAAATGAGAAACAGTGCTGATAATGATTGGATAACTTTACGAGGTTTAGATGGTTCTTTAACTATAGGTGCTGATGCAACAATAAATTCTGTAAATGTAGGTAAAGGTGCAAACTCTGTTGCCGGTAATACTGTTGTTGGAGAAAGTGCTTTAGACGCTTCTGTTAGTGGAGTTGATAATACAGCCATTGGTAAAAGTGCTTTAACAGAATTAACTTCAGGAGCAGATAATACTGGTGTTGGTAAATCTTCAATGGCTGCTTTGACTACAGGAAGTCATAATACAGCAATAGGAACTGAATCTATGGATGCACTTTCTACAGGTTCACATAATACAGGGTTAGGTAAAGCTGCTCTTGGGACTTTGACTACAGCAGATAATAATACAGCAGTAGGTTCTGGTGCTTTAGGTTTAAACACAACAGGAGTTAACAATACAGCAGTTGGTAGAAGTGCTTTGGTAGAAAACACAACTGGTGGTGCAAATGTAGCTGTAGGATATTTGGCTTTAGATGCTAATACTACTGCTGGAAACAATACAGCCATAGGTGCTGAATGTTTAGGTGCAAACACAACTGGAACGCAGAACGTAGCTGTAGGTTCTGTTGCTTTAGATGCTAACACTACAGGCAATAACAATACTGCGATTGGATACAATTCAATAGGAGCAAACACAACTGGATCAGCCAATACTGCTATTGGTCACGCTTCTTTAGATACTTGTACTACTGGTAGTAATAATACTGCTGGTGGAGCCTCCGCTTTAACTGCACTAACAACAGGAGGTCACAACACTGCATTTGGTAAAAGTTCAGCAGATGCTACTACTTCAGCAGATGACAATTCGGCTTTTGGTTCACACAGTTTAGGTAGCAATACTACTGGTGCAAGTAATGTAGCTATAGGAAGAGAAGCTATGTTCTCTAATACAACAGCTAGTAATAATACAGCAGTAGGAAGAGGAGCTTTATATGCAAACGAAACTGGTGCAAATAATACTGCGTGTGGTTCACTTTCTCTTGATGCCAATACTACAGGTGCAGATAATTGTGCTTTTGGTCGAAATAGTCTAGGTGCAAACACAAGTGGAGGGAATAACGTAGCTGTTGGTAATGATTGTGCCAGAGAAAATACAACAGGAGGTAACAATACTGCTGTAGGACATGATGCTTTAAGATCAAACACAACAGCAAGTAATAATACAGCTATTGGTTACAATGCTTTAGATGCTAATACTACTGCTGGTACTAATACTGCTGTGGGGGCTGGTGCTTTAACAACAAACACAGAAGGATTTAGTAATACTGCTGTTGGTAATGATTCGTTACAATCGAATACCACAGGAGATTATAATGTCGCTGTTGGGGTATTTGCTTTAGAAGAAAATACTACTGCAAATAGAAATACTGCTATTGGTACTTTTGCAGGAGAAAAAATCACTACAGGTAGTTTTAATACTTGTCTTGGTGGTTGGGTTTTACAAAAAACTACAACTGCTAGTAATAACACGGGTGCTGGATATAATGCTTTAAATGCAAACACAACTGGGAACGATAATACTGCTGTAGGTTATTTTGCTTTACCATCAAACACAACTGGTTCTGATAACACTGCGGTTGGTTATCAGGCATTAGAACAAAATACAACAGCATCTAATAATAGTGCTTTTGGTTATCAGGCA